AATAACTCCATTCTTCATCAATTAGTTCATCTAAATCTTCTTCTGTAACAGTTGGATATGTTTTATCTATTTTATACTCTACATATCGAGTCGATCCGGATTCTACAGTTAGAATATTTAAACCGTTACGGTCTTCTAATTCCAATGTTCGTGCTGTTACGGGCGCGCCAAGAATAGTTTGTGTAATTGTTTTAGGCGTTAATTCGCCGGACTGATATATAGGATCATCCGGAAACTCTGATCGCATAATACTAACTAGTAACTCGTTAACGTTAATGTCAGTACTTTCTTTCGTTGTTTCTCGATTCGTAAATCTGTTTTTTGTTGCCATTATCTAACTACTTTAAAGTAAAAGCCTTCGCCAAATGTTTGTACATCGGCTCCGCCATTACGTTCAACTTTAAGCACAATTTTATAGTAACGTTCTGGTTGAAATGTATTTAATCTCAACTTAAAGTAACTACCAGCTGTATCGCACGATATTTTAGTAGCTACTGTATCAAACGGTATGATTGTTTCATTTGTTACAGCGTCTTGTATACTGTAATAACTTGAAGTAGGCAAACGATACTCTGTTATGTAATGAGAACTAGTTGCATAACTACGTCTAGGAAATTGAGGACGAGCTGCTATTCTAAAAATAGCATTATCAGATTCTCGGTATTCATTACGTATGTTTTTAATATACGGCACATAAATATCATCTGTAATTTCTGTAAAAGATCCAGTACCCGTTAATATAGTATCGTTCCAAACTACTTCTAATCTAGGCACATAAATTGTATGTGTATCTAAACCAAAAAACTTTAACGTACCCATTATATTAGACGAACGTTCATCTGGTGTAGTACGTTTGATTATGAATCCATAGTTTTCAATTGTATCGTTTACCCATCTTTTAACAATGTCCGTAACATCCATACGCATATCAGGCGAAGCATTTATACCAGCTTGAAATGCCTGAGACGCTTCGTATCCAGAGCCAGTATACCAAGAACCGCCGCCTTGTATATTTGTTACGCTATAATCATTATAACTCGGTGCTGAACCAGTAGACCAACGTGTTGCTTGTGTCTTATTATCGATATTATACCAAGAAACGCCGTTTGTTGTTTCTGGTATATCATTATAGTTACCGGTACCGTTGGTCCAATTCTCGAATAACGGAAAAGCTTTTAATGTATAACTATATGGCAAATCACTAGCATATGCTACACGCATGTTTAAATAAACAGATGCAGATCCGGCATTAACAGCTCCAATTGGAGGAATATCACCACTAGCAATAGCGTCACTAATAGCTGTTATCTGATTGCCAAAATCAATAAGTATTCTACTATTATATGTGTTGCCTTGCAATTCGCCATCTAGCAACGAGCCTGAAGTAATTTTAGTTAGTTCAAGCATCTGATCTATACCCGTGTTTTTGTCCGGATAACGTTCGTATAATGTAGTATCTCTCTCTGGGTAATATAATTGAATCATGATTCACTACTTTATGGTTTTACTACTCTTCCTTTAATATCAGAGTTAGGATATTTAACTTCGAATATACATGGATCTAAACTAGGATAAACAATACCGTTTTTTGTAGCAGCTGGTATATCGTAAACGTTACCAGAGTATCCTTTGTTCATATCAAATAAATTAACAATTTCTAATCTAGGTACCGATTGAACGCCTTCTAATCTATCAATTTCGCTGATAATATTTGAAATGTTAATCGGGCCGTTGATTTGCATGCGGTCGTTGTCAAACATTTGTTTTAAACGATTCACACAACGTAGTAACACCTCATTACTATTTGCATTAGGTGTTGGTATTACTTCGAACTCAATACCAATATTAACAATATATGCAGTTTTAATGTTTATCGCATCTGTTAACATACGGTAGTTTGATAAATATGTTCTTAAGTTTTCTCGTATAGCTTCATTAAGAGCAATTAGATTTTTATTACTATCATATGATAATACATAAAGATTTAATGCTAATGGATTTGATATAGTTTCGCGTGGATAATCACGGTCATTAGTATCTTGTTGTGTATCGCCAATTATATAAGCCTTAGCTACAGATCCGTACTTAGCAGGCATTGAATATGTTCTAGCTATATAGTCTTCTCTTGTAATAGCTCTGTTTTGAGCTGCGAAATTAGCTAAAGCATTTTGTCGTATACTATCGATACTGTCACGTGTCTTTCCGCCTGTTGCTGGTTCTGGATTATTTACGGCAACAGATGACTTAACAAATGATAGATCTAATCCATATACTTCAGTATCGGAATTATATGTCACTGTATTGATCGTTGTAATTGTATTTACAGAAACGTTATCAGTAACACTACCGCCTATCGTGTATTGAACAGTTAACGTAACGTTATTTGGAGCCAACCCATAAGTACTAGTGTATAAGAAATTGCTAGGATCGATATTTGAAGTTGTTGTTCTAGATAAATAATCTAGACCCATACCAACGTTTTTAGGATTTGGAATAATTTCTTCATCTGCATCTGAACTAATACCAGATCCAAATTGTAGTTCTGTACGATAATCAGCTCTTATACGTGTTACAAAACGTCTAGATGTACGACGTAACTTTAAAATATATGGTACCGTACTACGATATTGTGACAATGTCGGATCATTGAAAGGAATATTAGCAATATCTTCGAATATAGTATCTTGTGCTAAATAATCTGTTTCGTACCACGTATTGCCTTCGTCATCAGTTACTGAAACAACATCTAAAACGTTTGTTTCTGGTAGTGTTATTTTATCATATGGCTTTGGATCACCAAATGTAAAAGTACTAGTTTTAATTTCTCCAGATATAGCTTGTACTTGTTTCTTAAACAAGTAGTATTGAACATTTCCTGTATTATCAATTTCATACACACTTATATCAGTAGGATCGAATGAACTACTAAAAGAAAAATCTACAGGCTGCAGTGTTCTAAATTTAGTGCCGTTATCAGACTGTACTTGCATATTGCCTTGCAATGATAATGCATAACGATAATCTGGTTTAGCATTTGTACCGGTACCTATAGCCGGCACTAATTGATAAACATCTAGTTTAACAATTGCCGGAGCATTAAGTTTTGGCTTATATCCGTACAATTGCGATAACATTAAAACGTTAGCATCTTCTTGCGCTGTAGATAAAACAGATTCACGAAACTGTTGATCAGCATAGTAAGATAATACATCACCTACATATGAAGCCATTTCAATGAACATCATGCCTGGCGACGATTCATTAAAGTCGTTGTATGTGTTTGGAAAATACTGTTTAGCAAATGTAATTAAGTTTTGTCTAAACTGAGCAAAATCCTTGTTAAGATATTTTACATCCTTTTTAACTAGTTCCATTAAATTCCTCCTAACGGTAAAAATCCTACTGGAGTCAATCTCATAGTATTATCCTGTTCTGTTATAACCAATGCATTTTCATTAGCTAATACATTAATTACTAAGTTAGCTCCTACATTCGTAACTGAAAACGTTATTCGTATCAAAAATGCATAACGGTCCGGATCACGTAAAATTGTGATATCTTTAATTGTTATATAAGGTAACCAAAATTCAATATCAGTTTCTAAACTATTTCGTAATATTGTAGCCGTATCTTCTGTATTTTGTTCAAACAAAACGTTTTGTATATCAGTTCCAAACGTCGGTTGCAAAATACGCTCGCCTTTTTTTGTAAGTAAAAGATTTTTCAAATTACTAACAGCCTGTTGTTCTGTTGAATATGACTGAGCAAACACACTGCCACCATTTGACGAACCAGAAGCATAATTCTGCACATCAGTACGACTGCTAGCTGATTTATTAAACGGCAACAATATACCGATAGCTTTATCAGGTCGATCGTTATATGGTTTATATTGATATATGGTTCTAGCCATATGTTACACTTTACCTTTTTTTGCATCAATAGCTTTCATCAATGCTGAGTAGTCTTTTGTCATTGCATTAACAACAGTTGCTACTTGTTCATTACCCATATTAACAGGACGTCCGTCTAAATCATTCATCGGAGCAACGATTGGCGAATTGTTAGTAGCAACGCCATTAGCACGAATCATACCAAATCCTTGTGCCATCTCAGCTGAAAATGTACCAATAGTATCATAATCTTCAGTTAACTGTATTGGGTTTGAAGCAGTATCGTTAAGTAAGTCATTTAATAACGGATCTTTAACAAACTTTTTTGGTTTAGGTGTAGTAGTAGTATGTGCACCTGTAGATCTCTTACCAGCGGTACTACCCATACTTTCCCAAATAGCTTCAGCTGTTAACTTAGACTTAGATACAGTTTTTGTTTCGTTCAACGCTTTAATTTCATCGCGTACAGCAGCACGTACTTCTTCTCTAATTAGAGTACGTAATGCCTTTATAAATTCCTTAGAATCCATTGAATTCCTTTTAAATAAATATGTTTACGATACGGTTCCTGGGCTTGTTGTACTACCAGCTCCTGGACCACTAGGTGTTCCGACAATAACAGCTTGACCTGGATTAACGGTAGTTTGTACTGTAAATACATAT